AATTATCCTCCAATAGAGAGTATCAAAAACAAGGTATTTCTGAGGAGCGGTTGATGGCTAACATGGCTTCATTAAGAAAATTAATATCTTTTTTCCGATAGTACCCAGATATATTTGTAGATTTTATTAAAGGTAAAGATAGCACTTTTTAGTTTTTATTTTATCAAAGAATTTTCTTACGAATAGTGATGCGGCATAGGTATGTATATGCTACATTCCCGCGTGCTTATTCTAAATCTTTTCTTTCTATGATGGCGTTAATGATTAGATGTATTTTATATCCTAATTCACACTTGTTTGTAACAACAGGTGGAAAAGAGCAAGCTGCATCTATTACGATTGCCAAAATTTAGTAGATTTGTAAATTAATTCCAGGCCTCAATAATGAAATAAATTGGTAGCGTGGTGTATCCACTAAATCAAAAGATAATGTTAAGTATGTATTTAAAAATGGTTCTACTATTGATATTCTTGCGGCAAGACAATCTTCTAGAGGTCAAAGACGTACGGGGGGTCTAATGTAGGAATGTGTACTTATTGATGGTGATATACTTAATGAAGTTATTATTCCCACAACAAACGTAGACCGTAGACTTTCAGATGGCAGCCGCCACAAAGAATAGAATGTTAATAAATCTCAAATTTATATTACCACCGCAGGATGGAAGAATAGCTTTGCTTATCAAAAACTTATTGAAATTTTAATTAATTCTATTTTAGACCCAAAAGAATATATGATAATGGGTGGGACTTATGAAACTCCTGTTATTTCTGGTCTATTGGATGATAATTTTGTTGAACAACTAAGACTTCAAGGAACATTTAATGATGAATCATTTAATAGATAGTATAGAAGTATTTGGTCTGGTGATGTAGAAAATGCATTTTTCTCATCAGAAAAATTTGATAAATATCGTGTACTATTGCAACCAGAATATGAACACAGCGGCAGGTCTTCTAAAAGTGCTTATTATGTATTTGGCATTGATGTTGGTAGAGTTGGATGTACTACTGAAATTTGTGTATTTAAAGTAACTCCGCAAGTTCAAGGAGCTGCTCATAAAACATTGGTAAATATATATACATTTGATGCTTAGCATTTTGAAACCCAAAGTATATATATTAAAAAACTATATTATAAATATAGACCTAGACGTATTGCTATTGATGCGAATGGTTTAGGTGTAGGTTTAGTTGATTATCTTATAAAATCTCAATAGACTGATGAAGGTGAATATTTACCACCTTTTGGAGTATTTAATACAGATGAATATCCAGAATATAAAAAATTTATTACATCAGAAACTCAAAAAGATTTATTATATCTAATAAAAGCTAATGCCCCAATTAATACTTAGGCTTATAGTTATGCTCAAACTCAAATGTATAGTGGTAAGATTAGATTTTTAATTGATGAAAGTTTAGCTAAAACTAAATTAATGTCTACTAAACATGGTCAAAATATGAGTGTTGAAGAAAGAAATAATTATTTAAGACCTTTTATATTAACTTCAATTCTTAAATAGCAAATGTTAAATTTAGTTTAGGAAAATGAAGGAGTTAATATTATTTTAAAACAAAGTAATAGAAGAATAAAAAAAGATAAGTTTTCTGCTTTTATTTATGGTTTATATTATATAAGATATTAGGAATAGTTAAGTAAAAAAAGAAGGTCAAGAAACATTTCAGACTTTTTATTTTTCACTCAAAATTAAAGGTCAGTTTTTATTAATATAAAAGTGTTATTTTTAATATACTAAGAAAGGAGTATTTTATAATGCGAGCATCAAAAGGAGAAATAAAAATTTATGATATTTTAAAGAATTCTGATTTGGATTTCGCAGAAGAATATTCTTTCTCAGATTTAGTAAGTAATACAGGTCGTCCATTAAGATTTGATTTTGCTGTATTTGATGATTAGCATAATATAGATTTTTTAATAGAATTTCAAGGAATTCAACATTATGAAGCTAAAGATAAATTTGGTGGTTATAATGGATTAAGAAAGCAGCAATATAATGATATGAAGAAAAGATAGTATTGTAAAAAACATGATATTACTTTAGTTATTATTCCCTATTGGGATTAGGGTAGAGTAACATATGATTATATTATGCGGGCGGCTGGGTATTAAAGGAAGAGGAGGTATTGAAAATTGATTAATCGAATGGCTTCGATAAAAAAGAAAGGCTTTTAGATGAGAACTGAAGAAGAATTAATTCAGCAAGAAGCTTTTAATTAGTATGTGCCGACTGATTTTTCAAAAATACGAGTTGGAGTAAAAACTCTTTCTGATGCCATTATAAGATTAGGAGATCTTAGAAAACTTAATCCCACTTTAGCAAGTAAGGAATAGGTATTACGAGCTATTCATTATGGTAATCTTGATAGAATGAGAGAGATTTCTAATTATTTTTATAAGATTAGTGGTATCTATCAAAGATTATGTCGATATATGGCATATATGTATAGATACGATTGGTTAGTTACTCCTTATTATAATGATTCTATGAAACCTGAGAAAATTCTTGATAGTTTTAATAAGGTTTTAGCATATTTAGATAAATTTGAAGCTAAAAAATTTTTTGGAGAAGTTGCTTTAAAGGTTATAAGAAATGGTTGTTATTATGGTTATCTAATTGCTAGAAATGATACAGTTGTAGTTCAAGAGCTGCCGCCTAAATATTGTAGGTCACGATTTGTTGTAAATGGTCAACCCGCAGTTGAATTTAATATGAGATATTTTGATGTTGCATTTGGAGATGTTGAAAGACCAAGAGTATTAAAAATGTTTCCAAAAGAATTTGAAAAAGGTTATAGATTATATAAACAAGGTAAATTAAAACCAGATTTTTTAGGAGACGATTCTGGTTGGTATTTACTTTCTCTTGGCTCTGTAGTTAAATTTAATTTAAATGGGGAAGATTTTCCTCCTTTTATTGCGGTGATTCCCGCAATACTTGATTTGGATGCTGCACAGGATCTAGATAGAAGAAAAATGCAACAACAATTATTAAAAATTATTATTCAGAAAATGCCTATTGATAAAAATGGTGATTTAGTATTTGATGTTGATGAAGCTCAACAATTACACAACAATGCGGTAAGAATGTTATCTAAGGCTATTGGTATTGATGTATTAACTACTTTTGCTGATGTAGAAGTTGCGGATATGGCTGATACTAGAACTTCAACAACAACAGATGAATTAGAAAAAGTTGAAAGAACTGTTTATAATGAAGCTGGTATTTCACAAATGCAATTTAACACTGATGGTAATATTGCTCTTGAAAAATCTATTTTAAATGATGAAGCTTCAATGTGGAATTTAATTCAACAATTTGAAAGTTTTTTAAATCTTTTATTAACACCTTATAATAAAAGTCCTAAAAAGCTTTCTTACAGAGCACAAATTTTACCAACAACTATTTATAATTATAAAGATTTAGCTAAGCAGTATAAAGAACATACTCAATTAGGATATTCTAAAATGTTACCTCAAATTGCTTTAGGTCAAGCACAAAGTGCAATATTAGCTACTGCATACTTTGAAAATGATATTCTTGATTTAGTTAATGTATTTATTCCACCGCTTATGTCTAGTACAATGAATGCGGATGTACTTAATCGTAAACAAAGTCAAGAAGGAAATAATTCTAATAACCCAAATGGAAAAGAGGGTGCGGGAAGACCAGAAAAAAGTGATGATGAAAAAGCAACGAAGACTATCCAAAATAAAGAAAGTATGAATTAAAATTTTTTGGACAACCTTTATTAAAAAGAATATTCAAATTTTTATAATAAATATGAGGATGATTGAAAGGAGAGTTTTTATATGCATCAATCAGTTGCGACTATTGATTCTCCACAATTTTTAAATCTTCAACCTCTTGATATAAATCCTTTAATGTCAAAATGTGAGATTAAAGTTTTATATGTAGGTGCTAATCGCAATAGGACTTTCATTACTGAGGAAGTTGCGACTGAAATTGGAAAAACTCTTCGTGGAGCACCTATTGTTGGGTATTATAGAGAAAAAAAAGAAGATTTTACTGATCATGGAGAAAAAGTTATTATAGATGATGAAGGAATAAAGTTCTAGTGTCAAACAGTTCCTTATGGTTTTGTTGCACCTGATGCCAAAGTTTGGTTTCAGAATTTTGAAGATTTTGATGCTATAGGTAATAAAGTAATTCATAAATATCTTATGACTACTGGTTATCTTTGGACTGAGCAATTCCCAGAATCCAGCTTACCTGTGGAAGAAGGTCGTCCGCAATCAATGGAATTTCAAAAAGAATCTGTGCAAGGTCAATGGGAATATAATTATGACAAAGAAATGGATTTCTTTATTATAAATGATGCAATTATTCAAAAAATTTGCATATTAGGAGACGATGTTGAGCCTTGCTTCGAAGGCGCTTCTGTAACGGCTCCAGATGTAAGTACAAAATTTACATTAGAC